ATCTGACGAGCCGTGACATTTTCTGATTTGGATTATCGAAGAAGGAAGGTGCTGCTAGTAAATAGCAAAGAAGTGGAAACCGTCTTTAAACTTCAAGAGGATACGGGTGGTAAACTTCGGCACCGCGATAACTCGATCTCAGAAGATAACTTTACCTGGCGCATCTCTATCAGACTAAATCCTACCATTAAACCAGATAATTTTAGATTCGTATGTCAAACTGCGGAGTTAAAACAAATAATTCATTAATAAATGGACCCCTAATTTTTCTGGGGAGGGAGGTGCCGCGCTTTGTTGACGAGTCTTTGCCATGCACAAATAACTTGAGGATCATGACAAATAACTTGAAGCGTAGGGAACGAACACGAGGCTAGCGAACAAGTATCGTCGGTGTGGAACTCCCACCATCAGAGCATAGTTGACGAGATCTTACAGTACCTTTCTGGAGTTGCTTGCTTCTGGCTTGTTTCCAGACATTTGTCCATTTCCAACAAGTACAGGATGTGCAAATCGCAACTATGTCTGTTCCGATGCTGACATCTGGCGATTTCTACCAGACTAAACTCTACCAATAAACAATATCCACCCGAAACACCTGTACCAATCCAATCTACTATAGGCATCTCAATGACATTTTGAACCATGGAGACTTTTAAGTCTAGGCGGATTGCTATTGGTGGAGACGTCCTGGGTAAAAATTGTTCATTGATGGCGATTTCCTTGGTTGAGTTGAATCTATTAGAGATGTGCGAGGTAGAGTTAATTTTTGATCAAGTTGTCGCGATGTCGTAAACTTCCAACGCTGCATATACACAGATGCTGATGTCATATGACAAGTCTGCATCATTTAAAAGTCACGTGCAAAAACAGCGGACTTTGAACCTATTGTTTATCACCGGAAATTCCAGGAATTTCCCCACATGCGGAGTTGAAACAGATAAATGAGTGGGGAATTTTATTGCGTCATGATCGCGTGTCGGTAGGCAACTTCAAATTAAATAATCTGCTGAACTAAATAAACTGAGGTCAATATTTTGGGTAGTATTCTTTATTATTGTGAAGCTATCAGATGTTCCAATTGGAGTTACTGTACGGAGTTCGCGTGGTTTATTCTAGAAAATACAAAAATATCATCTCTGAGTAGAAACCAAACTCTTGTGCACTTTGCCGGATCAAGTGCGTTAGGACATGATGAAAACCGATTTTTTTGAAATGGTCCCAATTTTGTCCTCAGAGTCGAATTATAAAATACAGTTAACTGAATATAATTCAAACGACAAAACAAAAATTCTTTCATTTTCGTGAACGAATAATTAGGTAGAACAACAAAGGAGGTGGTTGAATTACGATCGTATCAAGATGTTGCAACAAAATATTTCATGAATATCAACCAACAAAAGATTTCATGGATGGAAACGAATGTATCTCGGAACAAGGCATAAATATATCAAAGAGTAAACTAAACGATATCAAGATTATTAACTACATCTTTCGTTGAGTATTGCAACAGTACATCCCTACTGATTGCTAACATTATGTAAGCTCATATACCACGATTAAACAATCGTTGGATCACCACAACGGTGGATTAGATAATGAATTTAGTTGACATGACCAAATCGGTTTTTCAGTTTAACTATTTGAAACTCAGAACAGTAATTCCTTCAAGCCAAACGATAGACTGCTTAAGCAAGCAATGAGGTTAGCAGCCGCATCAACTCTGTCGTCCCCGATGATGATAAATGACGTACCTAATTTAAATTTGAAAAAAATTCAGTATGGAAGTAGTTCAATGAATGACATTCTCTTGTTGAGTGTAACATCAAATAATTTAATCTCTAGTACGTTTGCGTTCGTTATTTTCATAAACTCATTGCCAACGTCTTCACGCTGCAGGGGAATCAATGGATTTTTTTTGAATGCAAATTATCGTAATCGTCATGTGTTTTCGAACGGACAAGGACAGAGTTTAAATATTTGCGAGGTCGGGCACGATGACTTATCGCACGGAACAGCCAGCAAGATGTTCGATGTCCAGCTCGGCGTTGGTATGAGGACGTTAAACTGTCATGTCTACTCGAGTTCATTGGCCTGAGAACTTCAACTTCTTTCCGTTCCTGCCCGTTAAATCTCGGTTATCTGTGTCGTTCCTACAGCACGCGGTGAGCTTATTGTGGCTTGATGCTAGTGCTTCGAAAACAGTGCCATCACGTAAGCATTTGTAATACAACATAATCTCTAGATTATGACTCGCCGTTTTAGAAACTTACGGACACAGTTGATCTGCTCCGTCTTGCCAAGTGCCTGCCATGGTAGCTTATGCTTSTCATCTGTCTGAGTTCGTTAACGCTTACCTGTTCTGCTTGGCGGCTTGTTCAATCTCAGCATCCCTCTTGTTCGTGATCAGAACGGTTTTTACCTTCATTTTAACATAAACATCATCTTCCTCTCCGTTCTTACGATTGAGGCAAACGATGGTTCGCGTTTGAATGGTTTGTCTGCTCGCGTATGTGATAGTTACTGATTTTCGTGATCACCGGCAGCACGTTTTTCATTGCTCACTGACAAACATCGTGAGCTCGTGGCATCGTGGAATTGAAGAACAATTGCATCACATGGTTTTGGTTGACAAACAACTCTGTCATAATAATATTATTTGTCGTGCATGAGTCCGACAGGTCTTGCACCGCACAATCTTCGACAGTCGTGCAATTTTTTGGCAACCTTCACATCCATTTCAATGTCGACATTACCATGTAAAGCTTGCTGAAGATCGCTCTTCTGCGGATCCAAGTCAGCGTCAACGCTATAGGATGAAGATTCGTCAGTAAACTCGTTTTAGAAGTACTGTAGGTCAAATCCGTGGTATATCAGAACTTTTCGAATACGAAGTTGTCCTCGTCACAAAAACATACGCCACACACAATGTCGTGACCATTCAATGACGATATAAATGTTTGGCGTGGATCATGAAGATAGGGTTTATGATAATATCCAAAGAGGAGACGAACAGTCCATGCAATGGAACAATTTACGTAACGGTGTGCGTCAACAGTTTATGACAGATGCTTTAAAAGATATTGAACGAATTTGTTTTTGTCCTCGGAGTTATTGTTGGCAAGAGTCAAATCAACGCGACTAAAAGTTCAGCAGACGTTGTTCTATCATTTCATAATTGCACTCTCGACGACGATTCATCAACAAAAGCAGATCTAAGTGAGAAAGGAATTTGAGCTTGGCAGGAACTATTACCGAGGCCGAACGTCGTTATAACAAAAGGAAAGTAAGAACGTTACCACGTGTAGTCACATGGTATATCCATTGTGACATTCACTTGTGCTCACTGACAGACCGAAGTCACCGTCGATGCGTTCGTGTAAAAAACATGATTTTGTCTTCTCACACTGCACAATCGTAGCACCTTGCTCCATCGTGCAAAGACAATCTCGTTGCAGCGTCGAATAGTCACGTGCATGGAAATGATATGCTCGCTGGCACGACTCGATAAAATCGAAGCTTCAAAACGTGTAATAAGACACGTGCTAAGTACGTGCCTAAGGCCAGACATCGTCCATGCCATGTTCATTGGATGTCGGTTCTGTAGGTGAAGAGGCTACTCATACAATGAACCAGTTGTTCTTTTTGAACGCATGGTTAGGTAAATGCTTTCGGACAGTGAAATGTGGAAGATGAATACAATCATCATGATATAAAACTGCTTATTATGACGTGCTACCTGCACGTATTTCGGCACGGTGCCAAAGATTTCGCTCTTGACCTTCCTACTGGAAGATGATTCGAGAGTGAGGTCGACATTTCTGGCAGACTAAACAACGGCAGGAAACAGCGCCATTATGGTGGGTGAAGGACTGGGAAAATTAGCTCGCCCTACATTAGCCTTGAAGCTTTAAAATGTTTTCAAAAATTCCTTAAATCAAGTAATATAGTCTTCAAATGATCTCTCGTGGTTAAGTGAATTTTTCATTTCACCTTTCCCTTATTCGGAACACCTAATGGGAATTTTTCCTGCCGGGGGAAGGGTCGATAGTCTTAAAAATAATAAGGTTATCTGTGGAATGCACATGGCAAATCCATAGTTGGATGTCGGACGAGGGTTTTGCATAAAAAACACTGATGTCATATTAGTATTTTTATTCAAAATCGTATTTCATAATTACAAAGCAGAAACACGTAAGACATATCCACATAGTAATAAGAAAGAAACACATAGCCATCATACATAATTAGAAATAAAGAAATTCAGGATACTTCCGAATGTACATAAAAATCAACTAAGCGAGTTTGCAATCGATGTTGGCAAGCTATGTCTAAGAGCGTTGGCTGTTACACATGAAGTAAACACACAATAATGACAACGATGGAGTTAAAAAAGCTTAAAACAATCTACTCGAGCCATCGACTAGTTCATAGTACGCATGGTCGTTTAAAATATAACACACAAAAATTTGGCAATCAGATGAACCAGCAGCAGGTCGTTCATTTTCGCAGCAAAACAGGGCTTGCCGAGAGCTGCAACCTGAAAATTTATGAAAAAAAAAGATATTTCAGTTCACGTCCACTATGTAAGTGCCAGCATATAAATAAGTACACGAGAGCTACTCCGTGCGCTTGCACTGGACAACTTTTGTCTCTCGCGTGTGGAAAGTTACGATGCTTGTTTAGATATGAATCAAAGGCGACGAATCATAGGAGGCTACCAGTGTTGGGACGTACAACATGTACTTTGCCATAAGATATATGCTTCATTAGTTTGTTAATATGAGTGGTAGCAATTATGCACTTACCAGTTCGAAAGTTGCGATTTACAGCGACTCGACGTTGACTGTTGTATTGTCTAGACTACTTTTATATCCGTAGTACCCTGGCTTATTGATATCTTTGAAGACTTCATTGAATGTAAGATCTCGCCCGGTTGTTCGCTTGCTTGCAGCCCGTTCTGTTCCTACTTTCGGAAGGCTCGTCACATACTCTAGCTTAAGTTCCTCAAAATTGGTATTGTTTAATTTGTCAACCAACGTTAAATGCATTTGGATATTCCTAAAGGATGTTATTGGTTCACACCGGCCGCTGTCAAACACAGAGCAGAGGTACTCCTGGGGCATCAATATGCCGAGTGTCGGGTTTGCTTCCTTTCCGCAGCAGGGCTTGCTGATACCACGGCACTAGAACAAACAAAATAATATTAATTTCGTTGTATCAGTGGTATGGTTGAACGGTCTTTTGATGTGAGTGGAAGCAGGAATGTACTCACGTCATCATAATGTTTGATGCACGTTGGCTCGGGTTCTGGCTGGGCCTCTAGCCCGACTCCTGGCTCGGCTGTTGGTTTGGCTGTAGTTCGTTCTCTTTCTACTTTTTGGAGTTCTTTGAAGTACTCAATCCTCAGTGGTTCAAAATTGGTCTCGGTCAAGCGCGAAACCAACTGGAAATGCTTATGGAGGTTTGCAAAGGAACGGATTGGTTCACATCGCCCGGAGTCGAATACGGAACAGGTGTAGTCTTCACCTATCATCATACCCAATATCGGAAGTGCTTCTTTACCACAGCAGGGCTTGCCGGAAAATCGGCACTGAAACATCCACAATAACAATAATTTAATTGAAGTTCGCCAGTATGCGCTTAGAATGTAGGGTATAAACAAGTAGTTAAGATGTACTTCTCATAGCATGCGACATATTGGGATGCTTAAATCAAAATGTGACAAGCTAAGATGCTCACATCAATATGAGGAGTTGATCAGGGCCGTTCGACTTGGACGCTGCAAACGTCACTACCGTACTTCGGTATCGAGGGACCGAAAAATCGCAAATTAGATTACATTTTTTAACGATTTTTTATCTTTCAATTGTTTTTGTTCGAAAAAATCTGTCGACCGAATTCCAAGAAATTTAATATTTGATAGCTCGGATCGGTCGTTCTGGTAACTTTTTTACGGTCTCGTTCGCTTAGTCTACAGAATCTTCACTCATCGGGCGCCACTGAGCGAGCTGTATTCCTCTGTACGTGACGATAGAGTAATACCGGTAGTACGGCAGTGAAACGCTTTCAACGTTTTGAGTGTCCAAGTCGAACGCACTCTCAGTCGTATGTTCAAACGATTTAATTAGTGCGAGCGGTAACATTGATATACTTACACGATCATGATTGCTGATACACCGTGTCTTGAGTTCTGGCCCGTCTTTGTCTACTATAACGACATCCAGCTTGCCTTTGGCCCGTTCTGTTAATGCCTTCTGAAGGTCTGTCTCATATTCGATCTTCAATGCCTCAAAATTTGTGTCGTTTAGTTTCCCAACCAATTCTAAATGCTTCTGGATGTTCTTGAAGGATGATGTCGGTTCGCACAGGCCGCTGCCGAATACAGCGCAGGTGTACTCCTGGCCCACCAATACACCGGATGTCGGGAGTGCTTCCTGTCCACAGCAGGGCTTGCTGACACCACGGCACTGGAACATACAAAATAAAATTAATTTAGTTGAAGTACACGGGATATTCAAAAAACATTCAAAGAGGTAGTTGCATTTTACATCGTGAGATTGCACCAAAAGACTTACGTCGCTCGCATGTGACTAGTTAGGATGTCTATATTAAAATGTAGCAATTAACATTTCAATCATCGATGGCGGCGTGAGGGCATACGACATTTTCGGTGTTGACGAGTTCAATCAATCGTATGCTCGAACGGTTTTTAAATGCGAGTGGTAGCAATGATTTACTTACACGATGATAATGTTTGATGCACTTTGGCATGAATTCTGTCTCGGCGTTGAACCCGACTACCGGCCTGTCTGTTGGTTTGACTGCAGCTTGTTCTCTTTCTAATCTTTGAAGATCTTTAAAATACTTAATTCTCAGTTCTTCAAAATTGTTCTCGTTCAATTGCGAAGCCAGCTCGAGATGTTTTTCGATGTTTTTGAAGGATCTTATTGGTTCACATCGCCCGGTGTCGAATACTGAACTGGTGTAGTCTTCACCCATCATAACACCGAACATCAATCCTTCTTTACCGCAGCAGGGCCTCGAGGAAAATCGACACTGAAACATACACGATAATATTAACTTAATTGAATTTTACGAAATATGCTAAATATGCAACGTATTAAGAGGTACTTAAGATCTTTTTCCTCCACAAGTTAGGATGCTTATATCAGCATGTAACTATTGACATCTCCATTATCGACAGTGCGCAGCGTGAGGCCACATGACATATCCGTTGCTAAGGTGTTGTATCAGCCGTATTCTCGAACGGTTTGTTAATTTGTTTATAGAAGTAGTATCAATGATGTACTTACATGGCCATGATGGCTGATACAGCTTGGCTCAAGTTTCTCCTTGGCTACCAGCCCGACTTCAGAGTCGGCTGTTGGTTTGCCTTCAGTCTGTTTTTGTCCTACTTGGCGGTTCATCAAATACTGATTCCTTAGTTCATGAAAATTGGTTTCGTTCAATTGTTCAACCAACTCATTATGCAATTTCAGGTTTCTTATCACTTGTAGTGCCTTACACCGCCCGGAGCCGAATACATGGCAAGTGTATTCTTGGCCCATAAGTATACCGGAGTCCGGAAGAGCTTCTCGTCCACAGCAGGGCTTGCTGATACCGCGGCACTGAAACACACGAAATAACATTAATTGAGCCATAATATCCAGGAAATCCTAAACATGCAGCACTATAAGAGCTAACTGAGATCTGCTTCGTGAGGTTGCACCGAAAAACCCACGTCGTTTGCGTGTGATTACTTAAGATGCCTTTTCCAATCTTCAATAACTGACATTCCCATCATCGATGGCGTCGAGTGTGGGAAGCTTACGAAATACGTGTTGCTAAGAAGTTCGAAAAGTCGTGTGCTTGAACCCTTTGATAATACGAGTGGTGTAGCAACAATGAACTTACTGTATGAAGCGGTGGGATGCATTCTTCGGTGCGGTTTGACACGGCTTCTGGTACGCTTACTGCGGCGCGTTCTCTTTCTAGTCTCTGTAGATCTCTGAAATATTGCCTCCTTAGTTCCTCGAAGTCGCTGTCGTTCAATTTTCCAACCAACTCGAAGTGCTTTTGGATGTTCTTGAAGGATTTTATGGGTTCACACCGCCCGCTGTCGAATACAGAACAAGTGAACTCTTCACCAATCGTCATACCCAATGTCGGAAGTTCTTCTATGCCGCAGCAGGGCACGATGGAAAATCGGCACTGAAACATACATAAAACCATGAATACAGTTGGAGTTCATTGAATATGCTATCTAGAGACTCGGCGGCGTCTTGACTTCAAGTATAAAAAGAAAACAGTTTAAACGGCCTAGGCAAGTCGCGCCGCCTATCTATACTCGAGATGTATATATACAACACATAAAATGATAGTTGGGAAATATACCACAATCGAAAAGGTGGTTAGGATCTACTCCGTAAGATTGTACCGAAAAATTCAACTCCATCGAGCTCAACAAGTTAGGATGTCTCTTTCAATATGTAACATTAATTGTCATCTCGGTTATTGATGGCATCCAGCGCGGCGGTATACGCGCAACATGCACGACGTTGCTCAGGAATTATGTACTCACATTTCTATAATTATTGATGCACTGTGGCTGGAGTTCAAAATCGGTCCCGACTTCAGGCCTCGCTTGCACCATTACCGCTCCGACGAGGAAAACTGACAAAATTATCAGTGTCCGTGACATTTTGTGACGGACTATCTGCGAATAGAAAAAATAAAACTTTGATTTATGTCTAAAAATCGTTCTTTCATTCGTTCAACGAATATGTAAAAGAATCAGCCTAAAACTAAGATAAAGAAGTTAATAAAAATTTGTATTTACGACTTACATTAAATGAGTTGTTCGATGTGCACGCCACTGTTTACGAAGAGCTACTGAAATTAATACGGGAATAGCGAGCTTTATACCCGCGGTTTCTGACGTCAGACGATTCGCTCGAACAGTCGAGAATCACGTGCGATAAAACGGGAGCTTAAATAGATCCGCCGGGAATTTTTATCCATTAGCAACTGTTATCATTAATTTAAACAACAGTGAACTCATAAATATAATTTTAGACTCGTATACCAAACTGCGCAATTGGAACAAATAATTCGTCAATAAATGGGCCCCTAATCTTCTGGGTACTGAGTTGCCGCGGTTTTTGACGAGTCTTACCATGCAAAAATAACTGGGCAATGCCAGGCGTAGGGAACGAACGCAAGGCTAGTGAACGAGTATCGTCGTTGTGAAACTCCCATCATCAGAGCATAATTGACTAGATTGCACAGTGCACTTCTGAACTTGCTGGCTTCTGGCTTGCTCCCAGAGATTCGTCCAATTTCAACAAGTACGGAATCTGCAAATCACAACTATATCTGTTCCGATGCCGAT